TATCTGAAAGGCTGTCGCTACCTGCTGCATGATCGCGATAGCAAGTTCTGCCGCGAGTTTCAGGACACGCTGAAAGCTGGCGGCGTTATCTGCACGCCACTTCCGGCCCGTAGCCCGAATCTGAACGCCTACGCGGAGCGTTGGGTGCGTTCGGTGAAAGAAGAGTGTTTGTCGAAGTTGATTCTATTTGGAGAGCAGTCATTGCGACGGGTTCTGTCCGAGTATCTAATCCACTTCCACCGTGAACGCAATCATCAAGGAAAGGATAACCTGCTTTTATTTCCAGACCCTTCGTCCAGCGATACCTCTGCCCGGAGTACAATTCACTGTCGAGAACGTCTGGGCGGCCTCCTCAAATTCTACTCGCGTGCTGCATGAGTATTTTTACCAAACGGCCATTATGGCAGCGCCAGAAGGGGCCAGGATGCCAGTGGTCTCTACCAATGCAGTTTTAAACGTTGCCGTACCCAACCAGCCAGACCTTCGACATCGGGAAATAGCGAAAGATCATGAATGTTGTAGCTCAAGAGCTGCTTTTCAGCGTCTTGGGCCAGTCGTGAGGGTATTCGGAATCGATGATACCAATCGGCTTTCACGCCTTCCATCATGAGTTCGAGCGATCCTTCAAAAGTAAGATGCTCCGCTCCATTGAAGAGAAATACGCCCTGCTGGCTTGACAGGCGGGCGTTCTGGACTGGAGGAATGGCCAGAGTAACAAAGCCATTCTGATTGCAATATTCCCGCAGAAGACCATTCGGATTAAGGACGGCAGCTATGGCTTTGGTTCGCATCGCTTCCTCGCGTTGGACGGCCTGCAAGAGCGACTCGGCATCCACAGGAGACAGGGAAATCGGGCCCTTTTTCCTCGGCGGCGTCAATGGCGCTCCGTCGGCCTCGAAGACCTTGTCTGCTTCGGCAAGTAATGCCGTCGGGTTGATGGCCCATACCTCAATGAAATCTGACTGTTCCTGGCGAAGTCGCAGTGCGAAGTACAGGGCGACATAGGGAGAATACGTGAAGTCTAAGAGGCGTGTCGGAGCCCCATAATGCTGCATAAGGCCGAGCCAGCGGAGCTTCCCCTCCGGATCGCGGATAGGAGGCAGCTGAGCCGGATTCAAGTGTAATTCGGCCTTGGATTGAAATTCGCGCAAGGCTTTGTGCTCGGCTGCGGCCCAGCCATCGTATGGATAGAAGCGCTCGATCGTCGGGCGAAGCGGGTACTCATGGCTCTTATGGCCCCTGAAAATCCAACCATCTCGAAAAAGGTTCCCGTCTGGGTCCCAGCGATCGACGAGTTTAGGAAAGCGTTCGAAGGATAGGACTATTTTGTCCCAATCGTTGCACTGTTCATACTTCTTGAAACGCGAATCCTTGAAGGCGGCCATAATTGGTGGGCGGAACCAACATTGTAGCCCGGCCGCGCAGAAAGAATTCCAAGGGAGAGGAAGCCGCTGTTAATGAAGTTGCCTGCCTCAATCATTAAGACTTCGTCTTCGTAAAATCCACTGCGTGGAATAACCTGCTGGATAGGATCATCGACGCCGCCAATCTCCTCAGGACTCAGTAGCCGAATTAGCCTGAATTGCGGATAATCGAAGTCCACGCCATCTGGAGCTTTCCTATTGTCCTGCCACCGTTATTTCGAATGGACGGTTCGCCTGTTGATTGCCGAAAACTCAATTTTATTGGGTTTCCGTCAACGTCGCACCGCGCATAAGTTGAGACCTGCACGGGCAGGCGTGCGAGTCTCAACTAATGTACGGTGTTCGATCCCTTACAGTCTGCTGTGTGCATCGCTCTTCCAAAGCACACGCTGAAGGTCAACCCCGCCCTCCCTCTCTTAGAGCAGCCGCTCGCTGTGAAAAACTCCCGCTGAGCGCATCGGGAACTCTTGAGCGATCATGTACCCTAACGCGTCGCTGGCATGGGTGCGGGCGGGATCGGATTTGTCGATCTCCTTCCAGGAATTACCCTGTGAATCGGTTTTCCATTGCACCCGTTCAAAGTCCTGAATCAACTGCTTGCATTGAGGATGAATCACCAGGCGGCGCTCCCCGGCTTGGTTGCGCAGCCTTGCGTTGACGCAGTTCACCCGGTCCCGTACCGGAGGGTTCGTCGAGCGTACGTGGAATACGGCGCGATATCGATCACTATTGCGGGCGAAGAAATCACGCACCAGTTGCCAGTCGGTCCGCGACGCCGATGAACGCCGGGTCTCACCGGTGGAGTCTCCATAGACGTCCACTCGGATGGGCAGGCTGTTTCTTCCCAGCCAAGGTGAGGTCCTCGCCAGAAAGGCTTCGCACGCCGCTTCGGTATGCGCGTCGGCCAGCACGATCTCCTCGATCACTGCTACCGTCCGGTGCGGTTGCTGCTCTGTCACCCGTGCACCCGTGAACCAACTGTTATCCGTATACAGTGGATCTTCTTCGATCTGGGCAATGACGGAACACATCGGGTTGACATTGAAATCCAGGGACCAGCACAGGCTCAATCCTTTCTGGTATGTCACATCCGCGACTTGGTCAGCGCGATTAAAGGCGTAGTAGACCAGACCCGTAGTCAGATTCTCGAAGCAGGCCTGAAACTCCTGCCGGAAGGTCCGCTCATCGAGTTCCTGAGTGGCGCTTCGTAATTCCTCCGACGTCACGATCCCGCCCTCTTCGGTAGTGAACTGGAAGGTACGCCAGTGCGGCTGGCTTTGCATCTCTTGGTAGAGGTCGAAGAAATGATTGTGGCCGCGGGGAGTGCCGATGAACAAAGCGCCGCCTCGACGGTCGGCCAAAGCCGGCCGGAGTACCTCCTTCCACGCCGCCGGATCCATGGCCGCGTACTCATCTAAGATCAGAAAATCCAGACCCTCACCGCGCAAGGAGTCATAATTATCGGCGCCGCGCAGGCAAATGCTGCCACCCGTAATGAGGTCAATCCGTAGATCGGTTTCATTGGGTTGGCGAACCCAGTAGGGACGCGTCATTTGCTTTAACGGTACCCAGGCAATCCGTTTGGCCTGTTTGTAAGTAGGGGCCACGTACCAGGCCAGCCGGCCGGCGCTCCAGGCCGACCGGCACAACTCCACTAACGCCAGGTACGTTTTCCCGAAACGCCGGCCTGCGACCAGGATGCGGAACCGGCTGCGGTCATTGAATACCGTCCATTGAGGAGGTTTAAGACGAACCATGGCTACTTACCTCCTCTTTCGCCACCACAAACGGAGGGGGCGCAATGGTGGTGCGCTCAAATGGGCGCCGGTCTCGCCATCCGGAGCGGCTGAGCCAGAAGAAAGTTGCTGCGGGGTGCTGGCCGGAAATGGCCATCCCAAATAGGGTTTGCGCGACCTTCGTGTTGGCTTCGGTCTCCCCGCGATCTAGCTCTTCCCGAAAATGTTTGCGCAGTGTTTTGTCCGACCGGATCCCCACCTGACGAGCGATCTGCTTCTGCGGAATGCCCAACGCGGACAGCGTCTTGACCATCCGCCGCTGCTCATCGCTCGGCTGAAGACGAGGGCGCGGCATTACACCTCCTCCTTAGCTTGGGACCGCTCACGGGCAATTTCCTCAAAGCTGCGACCGTCCCCATCCAAGATGGCTCTGCGGCCCGTCAACTGCTGCCAACGTTGCACGACGACGTCTACATATTTGGGGTCTAATTCCAGACCACAGCACAAGCGTTCGGTTATTTCCGCAGCCGCGAGCGTGGTTCCACTCCCGAGAAAAGGATCAAAGACCCATTCGCCCCGTTCCGTGTGATTGAGAATCGGGCGCCGCATCAGCTCGACTGGCTTTTGCGTGGGGTGATCAAACTTTTCCTCCTTCGACCCTCCCATGATGAACTTCGGCGATGGCACGGCCCAGATCGTAGAGTTTTCACCAGGCTTCCCGTACCAGGGCGCGTTCTTCTTGCGCACGTACCAGGCCGGCTCATGCTGATACCAGTAGTGGGTACGGGTGAGCACGGCCCGGCCTTTGTCCCAGATGATCTGTTGCGGATACAGGAACCCGATGCTCAGTAGTCCATTGAGGACTTCTGTGGTAGACACAGATGCGTGCCAAACGTAGCCGACCTCCAGAGTTGGTACCAGCGCGAAGACCTCCGACCAATCGGCACGGGTATCAGAGGAGATGGACGTGTTCTGGTGCCCTTCCGTCCGGTGCTTCATATAGCTGGCGGCCGCACGGCCATGGAGGTTCAGCCCGGCGCGATCACGCCACTCCGTATCCAATTCGATGCCGTAGGGCGGATCCGTCACAAGCAATTTCGCCACGATGCGATCAATGACGCGGGACACCGCTTCAGGCTGGGTCGCATCGCCGCACAGCACCCGATGTTCGCCACAAAGCCATAAGTCATTCAGCCGCGATACCGGGATGACCGGCACCGTTGGCACGTCATCGGCCGAAGGGTCCGGTGGCGTGAGCACGAGATCATCGATCTCCTTCAGATCGAACCCGGTCAGATTGAGATCGAAGTCGAGCTCCTGCAACTCCTCCAACTCGAGCTTGAGCAGATCGTCGTCCCAATCCGCCCAGGTCGCAGACCGGTTAACCAACAACCGGAATGCCTTGACCTGTGCCGGGGTCCATTCATCGCACAGAATCACGGGGATCTCGGCGATCCCGAGTTTGCGGGCGGCCTTGAGCCGTAAGTGTCCGTCCACAACCTCACCATCACTACGGGCGAGTACCGGAATTTTGAATCCGAACTCGCGGAAACTGCTGCACATGCGATCGACGATGTGATCGTTCTTGCGGGGATTCCGGAGGTAGAAGCTCAGGCGGTCAATAGGCCAGATTTGTATTTCCGGCTTGGAGGGAGAGCAAAGCATTGTAATTCCTTCTGCCAGGTGAGCCAAAATCATTTTTGGCGCCGGCTTCGCGCTGTTTAGAACATCGACAACACGAATCTAAAGGCAGTTTCCAGCCTCCAGCCTGGCGGGAGGCAAGGGGGGAGGAAGGAGGGACCAGCGGGACCAGCCTATTTTTATTTCGTTAACCTTTATGCATGTGAGGCTTGGCTCGGAGTACTTGAGAAATTCTTCTGTCCGCCGCGGCTGTGCCCCGGATATTTTTCTCCCAGCGCTCGAACTGGGTCGCCTCGCTATAGCCTGCACTTCTCCAGATGTCAGATCGCGTGATCCTTCTTCCCGTTTTTGCTTCCACCTCCACTATGTAAAGATCGACTGCTTTTCGGCGTTGCTGAGCCACGCTCTCCAGCGAACCGCTTTCCCGTATCTCGGGACCCACCGTTTCGACCGATTCCTTCGCCAGTCGCTCGTATCTATTGGACAGGGACATTTGGCCGCCAGCTTAGAGCCTGGCGCCATGGCCGGGACGGCGACTTGCCACATCGATGGCGGGGAAGGTCAGTTCGCGGCGGCGGTGGTTGGCTACCACTTCCCCAACCTCGCTCCGATCTGCGGACTTCATCCGGATGCGATAGAGCTGGTTCGCACACTCGGCGGCGTCCCCGAGAGTAGGGAAACTGCGTCCCTGCGTTTTTCGCTTACTTGCACCACGGGCTGCTAGCCTGCCATCGGCCTGAAAAACTAGGGTAGACTTGTCGGATGATCAAGCTGGCCCTCGCAACCGTTTTAGGCGTCCTCGCCCTCGGCGTTGGCACGTTTAGCACCGCCCAACAACCCAACGCCAACCCGCCCGTTAAATGGACCGTGGTCGGCGTTACGGCACTGAATGATCAGACAGCCGCGTTTATGACCGTGCCGCTCTTTACTGCCCCGACGACAGGACTGGCTGGTGACGAGATTGACCAAACTGGGATATTACGTCAGTCTCCAGCCGATCGA